AGCGAAACCAGGCCCAGAGCGTGAGGGGCTGAAGGCACAACTGAGCGCGATGAAGAAGATAGAGTATGAATAGGAGGCACCTATGCGGAAAATGCGTAAGCTGAAGAAGCAGAACACCCTGATTGTGGACGGGGATATATTGATCCACAGGACCGCGGCGAGGGTTGAAACCTCAGTCTGCTGGGACCCCGACAGGGAGATATGGTCTACCTACGGGGACCTCAAGGAGGCCAAGGCTATTGTCGAGGCCGAGGTTAATTACCTGCGTGAGCTGTTGGGTGGGGTCCATGTGATCTTCACCCTGTCCCCCAGGAAGACTTTCAGGCACGACCTCTATCCGGAGTACAAGGCGAACCGTAAGAACAAGCCCAAGCCTATGCTCTTCTCCCCGCTGCGTGAGTGGACTAAGACAGCCTATGATTCCTGGGAATTCCCCAACCTTGAGGCTGACGATGTGATGGGCATCCTTGCCAAGAGCCACACCGTCCCGGCCCCGAAGATAATCATCTCAGCGGATCACGACATGGAGGGGGTGCCGTGCAACCTGTACAAACCCGGCAGTAACCGCAACCGGGTGAAGACCATCACCTATAAAGAGGCGAACAAGTATCACCTGTACCAGACGTTGACGGGGGACTCAGGGGATAACTACCCCGGGGCGCCCGGGATTGGCCCTAAGCGGGCCGAGGCTGTGCTGCAGGAGTGGACCTGGGACGAGGTTGTCGCGGCGTATGAGTCCAAGGGTTTGAATGAAACCGAGGCGCTGCTGCAGGCGCGGCTTGCAAAGATACTGACGCCTTCGCTTTACGACATTAAGTCAGGGAGAATTAAGCTATGGACTCCGTGAAAGTAATATCGGAGGAAAGTAAGGATAGCCCTACGGAAGAAACCTTCCCCGCTGTACCGAAAGCTCTGCTCGAAAAGCTCGAGAAAATCTTCCCCGACTCATGCCCTAAACCTGGCATGGAAAGGGACGAGATATTCTTTCGTTCCGGTCGGCGCGATACAGTTAATTACCTCAGGATGAGGTATGAAGAACAGGTAGAAAAAGCAAGAGGTTGACAATGTGTTTCGCTCCCACCCCTAAGATGCCGCCTATACCCCCGACACCCGCGGGTCCCCCGCCGCGTTCGGAAGAGTCGGCTACCAGGGTGAGAGCGTCTGACCCCCTCTTTGCCCGCCTGGGCCGTGCGGGTACTTCCGGTTTCTCCCAGAGAAGCTCCCTGCGTATCCCCCTGAACACGGGCTTCGGTAACACCCTGAACGCATAGACAAGGTATATAGATGTTTTTACACGCTTCATCGGTCGCCTCTCTCTACGAGAGGTTAGCCCTGCAACGGGCGCCTTACCTGGAGCGGGCGCGGGACGTGTCCAAGCTCACGATCCCCCACCTCTTACCAGACGAGGACCACAACGAAAGCAACAAACTCTATACCCCCTACCAATCAGTGGGTTCGCGGGCGGTGGCTTCACTTAGCTCTAAGCTCTTAATGTCGCTTTTCCCCCCGAACACGCCGTTCTTCCGTCTCATGGTGGACCCCTACAAACTAGGGGAACTATCTGACGACCCCCAAATACGGACGGAAGTTGAAACCACGCTCAATAATATTGAGCAGGCTGTGATGACTGAGATTGAAACTAAGAGTTATCGACCAGCCATTCACGAGGCACTCAAGCAGCTCATCATTGCCGGCAATTGCCTGGTGCGCCTGAACGACGACGGCGACCTGATGAGCTACAAGCTCAATCGTTATTGTGTTAAGAGAGATCCCGAGGGGGCTGTGCAGCTTATCATCCTCAAGGAATCTATCGCCCCCGCTATGCTCCCAGAGCATTTACGCGCCCTGAGTGAGCAGCAGACCACCCGGGTAGAGGACGTTATAGATGTCTATACCTGCATTCACCGCGTGGACGAGAAGACCTTTGAAGTCTGGCAGGAAGTCCTGGGTGAGAAGGTAGAGGAGACTGTAGGCACCTACCCCGTAGACAAGCTGCCGTGGGTTGCGCTCCGCATGGAGGTCGTAACCGGGCAGTCTTACGGGTACGGGTATGCCACCAGCTACCTGGGGGACCTGAAGAGCCTTGAGGGGCTGTCGCAGTCTATCGTTGAGGCCGCTGCCGTAAGCTCCAAGTGTATCTTCCTCGTGGACCCGGCTTCCCAGACCCGCGCCCGCACACTCGCTGACGCCCCCAACGGGGCTATCAGGGAGGGCCGGGCTTCTGACGTTACGGTGGTCAACATGGGGAACAAGGGTGCCGACCTGCGTATCGCCATGGAAACCGTCAACACCATCAGGGAGCGGCTGGGCCTGGCATTCCTCATGCACCAGTCGCTGCAGCGTCAGGGTGAGCGGGTCACAGCTACGGAGATCAGGCTGTTGGCGTCCGAGCTGGAGGAGATCCTTTCGGGGACCTACTCGCTCCTGTCCACCGAACTGCAGCTTCCCCTGGTGTCCCTTATCATAGACAAGATGCAGAAGGAACGGCGCCTGCCGAAGATACCCAAGGATATTATTCACCCGACAATCGTTACGGGTGTCGAGGCGCTGGGGCGCGGGCATGACCTGCAGCGCCTGGACGTGTTTATCCAGGGCGCCATACAGAGTCTTGGACCGGAGATGCTGGCGCAGTTCATAGACATCAGGAACTACCTTGACCGGCGGGCCGTGGCACTGGGCTTGACGGTGGAGGGTTTGATTAAAACAGAAGAGCAGGTCCAGGCAGAGCGCCAACAGGCAGCGATGCAACAGGCCGTACAGACGCTTGGACCGGACGCGATGAAGATAGCGGGCCAGCAGGCCCAGCAGGCACCACAACCAGGAGGATAGTATGGCAGAAGACGTGAAGATCCCCGCGGGGGAACAAACGGGAGCAGACGCTCCTGACGCGAAAGAGGTTCGTATAACTGACGAAGGTTCCAAAGGCGGCGGGAACCAGTACGAGGTGTCGGTCAGTTCGGAAACACCCGAGGAGACTGAGCGCCCCGAGTGGCTGGACGAGAAGTTCGAGTCACCCGAAGCTCTCGCCGAGGCGTACAAGAACCTGGAGCAGAAGATGGGTGGCGAGGCGCCCGAGAAACTCGAGACAATCGGGGACGCCCCCGAGGTCGCTGAGATAGGTGATATTGACCAGTCAAAGCTGGAGCCTTTTGCGAAGGAATACTTCGAGAAGGGTGAGCTGTCGGAGGACTCCTTCGGCCAGCTCGAGGGCATGGGACTCTCCCGCGATATTGTTACGGCCTTCATTGACGGCCAGCGGGCGCAGCAGCAGCAAGAGGTCAACAAGATCCATACGCTGGCAGGCGGTCAGGAGCAGTACCAGTCAACCCTGGACTGGGCCGCGGCGAACCTGTCGCAGGAAGAACAGACGGCCTACAACAGTACAGTCGAAAGTGGTGACTTTGAAGCCGCGGCTATCGCGGTCAAGGGTTTACAGGCGCGGCACCACCAGGCAGAGGGGACCGCTCCCCAGTTACTCAAGAGCGAACCCGAGGGTCCCGGTGGTCCCGTGCCTTATGAGAGTATCGCGCAGCTCACCTCTGATATGCAGAGCCGGGATTACAAGAACGACCCCGCGTTCCGTAAGAAGGTTGAGAACCGATTGGCAATTTCAGACATAATGGGATAACGATATGAAACCTGGATGGAAAACTACCGAAGCCTGGTTCACAGGTGTGGTGGGATGGCTCATGCACAACGTGCTGAACTCATCCGATGATTGGAAGGTGAAGACCGCCGCCGCCCTGGGCGCGGCCATCGTCGCCGCTGTGTACATCTGGTCGAGGACCAAGGTCAAGCTAACCAATGAATAAACTTTTATTTCTAATGAGTATGCCCCTTCTCACTTCAGGCTGCTCATTATTGTCGGCACCATTGCGCCTCGCTGACGGTATCTCCACCACCGTCGGCGAGGTTGCGGCACAAGAACTCGATGTCTACGGACCCGCCATTGGCGATCTCGTAGGTGTCGTTACTGGCAATCCCATAATCGGGGCCGCTACGGCGGCTGCGCTGCTGGGTATATCTTCACTTCTATTCAGAAGGAAGAAGAACTGATCGCAGGTCTGCCGGGGTCTGGCGTTGTCCAGGTAACCCTCTGTGACGGGTGCAGTATCAGATAGCCTATGTGTCCCTGAACGGGACTTTAACTTCTGACACTTCATCTCTAATGGAGACTTAACATGGCCCTATCAAGACTTGGTCAAGTTAATGCTGCTGGCGATGCTAATGCCCTATTTTTGAAGGTCTTCAGTGGGGAAGTCCTCTCGACTTTCTCTGAAGCCAACAAATTTATGGACAAAGGAATCGTCAGAACCATATCGAGTGGTAAATCCGCTCAGTTCCCCGTAGTTGGTACGGCTAGTGCCGATTGGCACACCCCCGGCGAATCGGTTATTTCCGACTTATCCGCTGGTGGTAGCGCGTACCTTTCCTCTGTCAACCAAAACGAGCGTGAGATATTCATCGATGAGTGCCTGGTATCAGGCGTGATGATCGATGATCTCGACAGCCTCAAGAATCACTGGGATCACCGCAGTGAGTACTCGAGTCTTATCGGTCGCGCTCTGGCTAAGGAAGCCGATTCGCACATCCTTGCCACCGCTCTCGCGGCTGGCTTGACAACGACAGCGAACGTAACTGGTGGCCCGACTAATGCCGTCATTACGAGCGCTGATTCCGACACCGTGGTCGCTGATTTCATCAGCGCCATCTTCCTCGCTGCAGAGCAGTTGGATCTGGTGGACGTTCCTAAAGAGGATCGTTGGTGTGCTGTCGCTCCTGGTCAGTACTACAACCTGGCTGGCGTTGACTCGAAGTTGGTCAACCGCGATTACACTGATGCCGGTAACGGCGACATCGCTTCTGGTGTTGTCCTTCGTGTTGCTGGTTTCAACATTGTCGCGACCAACAACTTCGGCAGCGGCGACCTCACTGGTACTACTGACACTGGTGCCAACAACTCACCGTTCCCAGAAGGGGGCGGTAATGGCTACAACGG